AATCCTCTATTTCTCCTAGGTTTGATTGGGCGGTCAAATCTCTGTACGGTAGTCTATCACTTAATTCTATGTGATCTCCAAGGTTGGAGCGATAGATTTAATTTTAAAATATTTTAAATAATATTAAAAGTACCTTTAATAATAGTATTAATATAAATTTATTTACCAAAGCTTATCAAGTGTAAATTTACTTATTTATGAGAGAGTATTTGATTACTTTTGTTTCATATTTATTAGGTTATTTAATTGGTTATTCAATTTCTTATTTTTATTTTAATATTATAAGAGGAGATGGCCCCGGTCAAGCACCTGACCGTGGTCCAGGTGCCCATCGAAGAGATGGGCGCCGTGGTTAGAGGGGAAGTGCCCCTCTATGGAAAAAGAATAGGGAGGACCCCTATTCATTTTGTGGAGCCTAGTCAAAAGGGCTCCACCCTTAAAATTGTTGCCACTGGGCAACGGATTGCAGGTCATGCCTACAATCCAATTGGGGAGAGTTTTGCTACTCTCCCTGAACCCGAGGTCAAGGAGGCCCCTAAATGTCGAGGCCTTCAAGACCTCATTAATAAGGAAGGCTGGGTTTGCCCTTATAAGCAAGCCCGTCGTCTTTGGGTTTGTGGTCAGAAGAATGGCCAGACCCGTGCCACCACTAAGGCAGTGGTGATTGGTGCCTTAAGGCACCAAGAATTGATGGGGAGGACCCATCATTATTTTAAATCCCTGGAAGTAGCCACTTTCGGGGATCATATCCATGACCACCAAGAGGGTGGTTTTACCTATGGTAGGAAGACTGCCATTGAGATGGTCGAAGAGACCAATAAGGTGGAGAGGATCCACCAAAATAAGAAGAAGGGAAGTTCCCTTCTTAAGAAAATGGTCAAGGAGTACCATAAACTCCAAAAGGGATTTGAGGAGCAGGAACTCCTTGATTCCTTGACCCCAACTGGGGTCAAAATTGAAATAGCCCCAAGGAGGGGCAAGACTCCAAGAAGGGGTCATATTTGCACCTTTAATGGTGCTTTGACTCCTAAAGGAGTCAATTCTTTTGAGAGGGAGGACCTCTCAATTGGAGAGGAAGTACCTCTCCCTGTTGAGGATGTTCCTCAACGTGAGTTCTCCGAAGAGGAGAAACTCTTTTTTGCCTCCATTAGGCTGAAAAGTCAGATGGAGAAGGGTGTTAAGGAAACACCCAAAACTATTGGGTTTGATCAAAACCTAGGGTCAGAATTTGATCTTTTATATAATAACATTTTAACAATATTTTCAGAATTTCCACGTGTTCAGGGACAAGGGACAAGCGAATTCTCTACATCATCAGGTGAGATAAATGAACCTTCTACATCAGGTAAGAGTAAAATTGAGTTATTTAAAGATGGAATCGGTAAAGTTCATGAATGGATGCAAGGGCATACACATACTCCCCGAGTTGATAAAGCAAACGAGATTATGGATAAATTGGACTTACAAACATTGACAGATATTTCAACTGGTATTGATGATTTATCCACATTTCAATATGCTAGACGTAAACTCGCTGATAAGAAGTATCATGTTTTGTTTTTTGTTGTTTTAGCAGTTATTCTTTCATTGTTTGCGCATGATTCTGGTCAAGTATTTATGATTTTGGCCTTAATGTGTACATTGTTAGGATTGGAATTTTATTTTGATTGGATTGATTTGATTAAACATTATCTTCAACGTTTATGGACTTTTTGTTCTACTAACACTTTACGTGTTAGGAATTTGTTTGAAAATACTGCTACACCTCAGGGTTTGGATGATTTCGATTATGCACCTCTTATTGGACCTATTGTTGGTATTATGGGTACTGGTGTTGTTTATATGAATGCCCAAGCTGACAATAGAACTATACTTCCATTATATAAAGTTTCACAAATTACAAGATCTATGAAAAACATTAAAGATTTTAAACAGTGTTTAGCTTTATCTGTTGAAGAAGCTGATAAGTGGGTATTTGAGGTAACTCAAGGAATACCTGCAGAACTTCGTGACGATGATGAAGCTTTACAAATAATTGAATCTTGGTCAAATAGTGTTAATGATTCTATACTTTCGAGTGAATGGATACAAGATCTTATTGTAAATCCAAGTAAGATTGATAAGGTTAATGAAATGCTTACTGAAGGTAAAGAATTATTTAAGAAGTATAAGTTGAGAAGAGATTTTGCTAATCTTGTATCTTCAAATATTAGACTTATTGAAAAATATAAATTTGCAATTGATTCTTTTAGTTCTCAAAACCGTTCTAGACATCCTCCTTTAGTTTTGTATATTTCTGGTGGAACAAATATTGGTAAGACAACAATGATTCAACGTCTAGTTATTGATATTTGGTCAAAAGCCGTTCCCCTTAAAGAGAAAATTCAGATAGAATTACCAGATTTGATTTATGCTAAACCAACTGATGAATTTTATGATGGCTATAAGAATAATTTTTGTTTCTTATGGGATGAATTTTTACAAAATATAAATATTAGAGAGGATGCTGTTAATGATGCTATTGAATTTATGGGTATGGCAAATACTCATGATTTGAAATTGAAAATCGCAACTTGTGAGGCAAAAAATAAAGTCCATTTTAATTCCCCTTTAATGGTTTTAACATCAAATGTGAAAGATCCTAAGCCTGAGATTGCAAGTGTAGGAGCCCGTGCATTATTAAGACGTTTTGATATACAAATAGATTGTACGGTCCAACCTAAGTTTCTTTCTTCATGTAATAACGAATTAGATAATGAGTTATGGGTCTCACACTGTGAAAAAGAGGGTCTTGATTCCAGTCTACCTGATTACCTTATTTTTACAATTAAAGGTGAAAGTAGTAGTTATACATATTCTCAATTAATAGACCATGTTGCTTGTAAATTTAGAAGGAAACAAGAAATATCTACTTCTCTTGAAACACAACTTGATGATCATTTTAAGAAAGCTAGAGCTCAAGGCATAACTGAATTTCATAGTAATGTTAAAAAATCTGCTGAAAGTAGTTCATTTAATTATTTAAATGGTTCTCCAATGCATGTTGTTACTTTACTTTATTTTATGGAATTGAGTGATCGTCAATCATTATATGATCCTAATAGGTTTGATAACTGGTTATCTAACCAGAATCAAGGTATAAAGGATTTTGTTAGTGATTATGATAAATTAGAACCTCAAGAAAAAATAGAATTATTTATAACTTGTAATGCTCTTTTTAAATATTCAAAAGAACAACGTATAGCTATTTTGAGATGTGTAGTTTCTAACGTTAAACTTCGTTATCCTGATGTACCCTTTATTGAAGTTAGTCGTAGTAGTTATCAAGACATTCTGGATTGTTATCTGCTACCTCAAATTTCAATTATTAATCGAATTAAATCTGTGTTTGAATATTGGTATACTAAGTGTCCCTTATTTACTTCAATTGGTTTACTTTCTGCCGGTATAGCTGGTGTTGTGTTATTATATAAAACCTTTACTTCATTTTTTCCAGGTATCAAAAGTCATTCTACACCAGAGGCTTATAATAAACAGAATTTTCGAAGAATTAGAGGTAGGAAACCTGAATCTGCAATTTCAAATTCTTTTGAGAACAATGTGCGTGGGCCATTAGAAAATAACTTAGTGACTATACGAGTTTATTCTGATGATTTACATACAGATAGACCTATTCAACGTACTAATGGTATTGGTGTTTGTGATGGACATATTCTTGTTCCTAAACATTTATTACTTGATAAAGATAAGTATGCTAATGGGTTTATTGAAATTGAGGATTATTCTTCAAAAACAAAAGTACCTTTTAGAGAAATAACAATTAAAAACTTAAGTCGCCGTTATCAATATGATGATGCTGTTGTCTTGAAATTGAAGTATAATTGTAAAAAGATTATACAACATTTTGTGTCAGATCGACAAGCTAAGAATATTTATGATGGTTTAGGTGAGTTAATTGTTAAGCGTGGGAAAATGAGGTCTTTTATAACTGAGTTTTTCAGTCAGGAAAAGACTATTGAGGAGGATGAAGATTTTAGGCAAAAAGTTGATCTTGGTGCCTATACTCTTACTACAGCTGTGGGATGGAATTATGATGCTCCTACACAGGATGGAGATTGTGGTTCACCTCTTGTTAGCTATGGTTGTGATAAGGTTATAGGTATTCATTGTGCAGCTTTATCTCGTGGGGTTGGTTTCTCTTGTATTATTACAACTGAAATGCTTCGAGAAGTAATTTCTACTGGTAAACCAGAAGGTGTTCGGCCTGATTATATTTCTAACCAGGTTGAATACATGGGATCACCAGAATTTACATATCATATGCCTACTAAGAATCCTATCCATTTTTCCAAGATGGCTTCAAAACTTGATTGGAAGTGTGTAACCTATCCGACTATTTTACATCCTAATTCCTTTGGAGGAGAGCGTGTTGAACCTCTTGTGTTAGCTATGAATAAATATACTGACTTTGTTCCTGATCTTGATCAAGAATATGTAATTAGAGCATATGATTTTCTCCGATTTAAACTTCTGTCATTTAGTAAAGATCCAAAAATTTTAAATAATTTCGAGGTGATTAATGGTTATGAGGATAAGAGTTTATGTAGAATAAACCCAGCTTCAGGACCAGGTTACCCATATGCTATTGATGGTATTAAGAAAAAAGAATTATTGAAATTTGATGGATTATATTATGAGATGACAGAGGATCTAAAAGAAGAGTTTATGAGATTTGAATCTAATATAGAAAATGAAAGTATATATTGGTTAGATTATCTCAAAGCTGAACGAATTCCTAAAGAAAAAGTTGAGAAGGGGAAGGTTAGAATTTTCTCTGCTTGTCCTTTCCTTCTTACTTTATTAATTCGTAAATATTTTGGAGATTTTTGTGCTTATTTACATAGAAATTGGCATAAGACAGGTATTTGTGTTGGTATAAATGTCCATGATGATGATTGGGGCTTTCTAGCAAGAGCCATTAATGGTCATCGTTTTATTTATGATGTTGATATAAAAGGATGGGATGCTTCTATTCCCAAAGCTTTTCTGTATTATTTTATAAGAATTTCAAATGACTATTATAACGATAGTCATTTTGAGATACGTGAAGTTTTAGGAAAGCATATGTTTGAGTGTTTGCATGTTGTAAAGAAACCAAATTCACCAGGTGCTATTTATAGACCTTATACAGGTAATCCTTCTGGTAATCCATTAACATGTGAGATAAATTCGATTTGTAATCTTATGATAAATTATTATTTATTAATGAAATATCATGAATTTACAGAGAAGGATTTACAATTCTCATTATTTTTGGCTGCTTTTGGAGATGATTTAATTGTGTCAAGTGATAAGGAAGTTAAAGATTATGATCAGAGTTATAAACAGATAGGTATGACTGCTACGAATTCTAAGAAAACAGGTCCACCATGTGTTACAGCATTGGAGAATATAACATTCTTGAAGAGACGATTTGTTTATCGTAATGGTAAATGGTTTGCTCCTCTTCCTATAGAGATAGTAAAAGAGAGTCTTTTGTGGACTGACTCTTCTCTTATAAATGAGAATGATGTTTTAGTTCAGACTTTTAATGCATTTCTTTTAGAGTGTTATCATTATCCTATAAAAGAAGTAAGTAACATTATTGTTCAAGCAGTACAAGCTGCCTATCAATTAAAACTTGAGATAGTCTTTGATGAAATTATTTTTGCTGCAATTAGAAATAATCCAATTGAAGGAATCAATTATGGTCAACGTCTGATTATTTGGATTTTATCCAAAGTATGGTCAAAAGTTGAAACACATATTGTTGATTTTGATTTTACACTCCCTTTAGATGTTATACTTGGTGTTAGGGAACTTGGGTATTTAATTCCTGGAGTTGATAGAGGAATCTTTCAACATGTTGGATTTATATTAGCCAATGATCCAACCAAGGAGTTGACTTTTAGTAGTAATGGTATTGTAGTAATTGACACTGTATGTGTACCATGTAGTGATCAATTTATACTACATACTTTACCTACTGGTGGTAAATATCATAGTTGGTCTAATAATTGTATGCATTGGGTTCAGAAAACACTTGATGCTAATAAAATAGATTATGATATACTATCCAAGTTTCTAAAGTTTAGTCAAGATAATTATTCTCATAAACTTATAAAACCTCAGGGTGAAGAACCTTTATTGGAAGTTGTGGATAGTTCTGAACAACTTGTTAGTTCTTTGACTTCTAGACAAGATGTATCTATGTCAACTTATGGTCAAAGTTTTTCAACAAGAACTATTGAAGATATTGAACAGAGTTATGAGATTATTGGTGAATTTATTTGGAGTACTACCCAAGATATTCACAAGAATCTTAGTACTATATCAATACCAGATAGTTTGTGGGATATTCCTCAATTTATCCAGAAGATTCGTTATAACAGATTGTTACGTGGTTCTATTAAAGTTTGGTTGTCTGTAGCTACAACACCTTTTCACCAGGGTAGTTTATATATGTATTGGATACCTCAAGGAGGAGCTGGTTTTCCGAATAATGATAGTCCAAATGCACATACAGTAACTGCATTACCTGGTACTTGGTTTTATGCTGCAACAAAAAATTTATGTGAACTTAATATACCATTTGTTTATGATCGCTCTGCTTATGACTTACTAGCTGGAGGACAGTTAGGAGTTATTAAGGTTATGATAATAAATAAGCTTGCTACATCTGTAGCATCGAGTGTAGAGTGTAAGATTTTTGTTTCTTTTGATTCTATAGAAGTTGTTTGTCCTACGTCAGGTCTGCCTGCGAAGGAAACCCCCGCTTACTCTCCTACATCAGATATTTTCTTTCCAAAAATGCAAGGTGAAGGAGAAGAAAAATCCAGGTCTGGAATTATTTCTGGTATAACAGAAACTGTTGGTTCTGTAGCAAGATTGGTGTCAAATATACCTTTTTTTAGTGGTCCAGCATCATTTGTTGCAAATATTGCAGAAACAGTTACTTCTGTTGCTCGTTTTCTTGGTTTATCAAAACCTGTGAGTCAAGAAGCAACTAAACCAGTTATTCCTAGACCTTTTAGTGGAGTCTCTTTCTCAGATGGATTAGATATGGCTATTCCTCTGTCTGTTGATCCAAAAAATTCTGTTAAAGTAGGTGGTTTTTATGGTAGTAATGTTGATGAATTGTCAATAAACTATCCAGTTAAGACTCCCTGTATGGTTAATAGATTCGTATGGACTAATCAGGAGGTTAATAGACAAGTGTTGTGTAGTATTCCTGTTACCCCTACATTATCTTATAGGTTAAGCGGTCATGTTTCTAAGTGTGCGATCACAACTCCTTTAGGCTATATTAGCCAGTGCTTTTCTTATTGGAGAGGTTCTCTCCAATTTAGATTAGATGTGATTTGTACAGCTTTGCATGCAGGAGCCTTACTTGTAACCTTTCATCCTGGGTGTAACTTTGTACAGAGTGAGAAGATTAGGTTAACTGAAGTATCTAGTTTCTCTTTTGTTTTATCAGAACGAACATCATTGGAGTTTACTGTTCCTTATGTAGCTTCTACTCCCTATTTAAAAGTGGGGAATATTTTTGATGATCGTTCTTTTACAGATGAAACATGTGTAGGAACTGTTAATATATCAGTTATGAATAAGCTCATTGGTCCTAGTACTGTAAGTAGTAATGTTGATGTTAATATTATTATTTCTGGTGGTGATGACTTTGAATTTGCTTTACCTACTCTTCAAAATATCTCAAGGTTTTTATATGGTGTGACCCCCCAAACTCTCGAACCCCATGGGGCAGTTGATGTTCAAGTTGAAGAACGAAGTCGTGAGCAGTGGCAACTTGGATCGAATGCCCCTTTCTTTAAGGAGTTTGAGAGATTATCTAATTCTTGTCTTGATGTTGTTATGGGTGAGAAAGTCTATACTCTTAAAGATATTTTAAGAATATCATGTAGGAAGTATACGGTTAAACTACCTAGTCTTCATAAACATTTGTTTTTACCTAGACATAGATTTTTTACCAATGATGAGATTATTGATGAGATTGGTTATGGTCCAACATTTTATGATTATGTTTTAAGAATGTATCGTTATTCTAGGGGATCAGTAGTCCATAGGTGGGTTATTGATAATAGTTCCAGTAAAATATCTGTTAGTTTAGGTATTTTTGGAGCTGAGAGTTTAAATGAATGGGTAGATTACTCATATAGTTATGAAGGCTCTCCATGGGTTCTATGTACTCCAACAATGAACCCTACTTTGGAATACGTTTTACCTTTTTATAATCATAAATTGTTGAATGTTCACGGATCTATCCCAGACGAGAGGCAAATATGTATAGAATACTTTCCTCTCGATTCTATTGATGATGATGAAAGGTATATGGTAGGTTATGAGTCAATTGGCGATGACTTTTCCGCAGGGTATTTGATGCCTCCACCACCATTACTTGATAGGGATGCTATGCCTGATATCTTTTTCTTTTGTATACAAGAGGCTCAGAAGAAATATGGATATCATAAGACTTATGGTAAGAAAGAAACTGAACCATTTTATAATGTGAAATTTTCTATTCAAACCATGTATGTTGACCGTAGTGGTCTCAGTCAGGATCCTGCTGAATTTATACAATGTGATATAAGTACAGTTAAAGATCGTCACTTCGCAGCAAATTCTTTTGCTGTGTTCGCTCTTAAAGACCAGATTGATGTAAGTAATTACAGATATCAGCGTGAGTCATTCTCTACCGTTGCTTCTAGCTTTGTTGTGGCCTATATACCTCTTGCTACTAAAATAACAAAAGGATATGAGTTACAGAATGAAGTTATGAGTCAAAGGTTTGGAGGAATTTTTGTTCATTTTGTAAATCTTGGACAAAAGAAAATTTATGCAGATTTTGTAAAGAAAGATTATATAAAAAACAATCTTGAAAGTATTTTAATGACATTTATACCAGAAGAGTATATATTTCATAAAGGAATCAAGTCTGAATTTTATAGAGCTTTTCATTTATTTACATTACTTAGTGCAAAATTAGAAGTGACTGAAGATGACCAGGTCGAATTTTTAGAGGATTCTATAGAAGTTATAAAGGATGACAACTTCTAATACCCATGTTTTGAGTGTTGTATTTATGGCTAGTAGTTAAGTCTACTAGCTTTGTTTTTTGTGTAAATATGTTTTACCCTTTTTATGTTGCTAGTCTACAGAGATAACGTCATAATAGACTAGCTTTTGTTTTGTTGCTAGTCTATAGATAATAGACTAGCTTTTGTTTTATTGCTAGTCTACAGAGATAACGTCATAATAGACTAGCTTTT